CCGGTTCATCGAAACCCGCTTGAAGCTCGCCGGCGGACAATTCGAGGGCAGACCGTTCGAGCTACACGAGTCGCAAGCGTTTATTATTGGCTCGTTATTCGGCTGGCAAAAATATTCGAACGATCACGGGCAATGGCTGCGGCGCTTCCGGCGTGCCTACATCGAGATCGCCAAGGGCAACGGCAAGTCACCGCTGGCGGCCGCGATTTGCCTTTACCTGATGGTTGCGGACGATGAGGCGAGGGCGGAGGTTTATGCCGCCGGTGCCAACATGGATCAGGCGCGCGTCTTGTTCGGAGATGCGATCGCAATGATCGATCAATCGCCGACGCTCCGCGCGCGGATCATGAAATCGGGACGCAACCCGGTGTGGCAAGTGGTTTGCACCAAGGGCCGCGCGCGCGGCTCCCGGTTCCGGCCGATCTCGCAGGATCGGAAAAAATCCGGACCTCGACCATCGTGCGCGGCGTGCGATGAGTTGCACGAGCATCCGTCTAGCGTGGTGCTCGACATGCTCGAACGCGGATTCAAATGGCGCAAGCAACCGTTGCTGTTGATGATCACAAACTCCGGCTCCGATCCGCATAGCGTTTGCGGCCGCGAGCATGATCTAGCCGTCAAGGTTGCCGAAGGCGCGATCGAGATGGATGAGGAATTTTCATTCGTGTGCGGGCTCGACCTTGAGGAGCGGGACGCCGATGGCATGATCACGCGCGCGGCGGATGATCCGCTCGCCGATCCGTCATGCTGGATCAAGGCCAATCCATTGCTTGGCGTCACCACGAGTCACGAGGAGCTTGATCGCGAGGCGCGCTATGCGAGCGCGTTGCCGGGGACGATGAACGAAATCCTCCGGCTCCGGTTTTGTATGTGGACCGATGCCGATCGCGCTTGGCTCCCGCGCGCCGCGCTCGAACGGGTCTATCGGGATTTCGATCCGCGCGAAATCCACAAGGGCCAAACAATTTATTGCGGGCTCGACCTCTCGGCTTCGCAGGATTTGACGGCGCTTGCGTGCGTGGTGGAAACCGGCACCGCGCAAGTCGTTCGCGAGGTCGAGGGCGTGGCAACGCCGCTTAATTTGCCAACCTTTGACGCTTGGGTTGAGTGTTGGACGCCGCGGGACACGTTGCAGGCGCGCGAGTTGCGCGATAAAGCTCCGTATGGCGCTTGGCTCCAAGCGGGTTGGCTACATGCACCGCAAGGCGAGATCATCCGGCTCGATCACGTTGCGGCACGGGTTGCCGCGATCTCCGCGACCTATCGGATCGGGCTCCTCGCCTTCGATCGCTATGCGTTTCACCAATTCGAGCGCGAGCTTGCCGATCTCGGGATCACGCTTGCGACGGTCGAGCATCCGCAGGGCGGCCGCCGGCGCGGCCGGGCTCCCGATGAGGAGGTCAGCAACGCGCGGAGCGACGGCATCGAGCCGGACCATAAGGATTTTCCGAAAGGGCTATGGATGCCGGAATCGATCCGCGAGCTTGAAACGCTGGTCTATGAGCGGCGGATCAGGCTACAGCGGAATCCGGTGCTCTCCTCCGCGATCGCGTCCGTTGCCATCGAGGCGGATGCTTTCGGCAATCGATGGTTATCGAAGCGCCGGGCGACCGGCCGCATCGATCCGGCGGTATCGCTCGCGATGGCGATCGGTGCCGCGGCGCGGCGGCGCTACACTTCGCCCGATATCGCGGGCTTCCTCAAAAAACCGGTGACGTTCCGATGATCGGTTGGCTTTGGCCTTGGAGTATGCCGCCACGCCGCAGCCGCACGCCGGCGAAATTGACGGAGCCGGACAAGTGGGCACGGTTTTTCGGAACGCATGCGACGGAGGATCACGCGCTAAAGCTCGCGGCGGCTTATGCGTGCGTCCGGCTGAAATCCGAAACCATCGGTTCGTGCCCGTGCCATGTTCTGCGGCCGGGCTCGCGCGGTGCGGAGTGGACGGTAAAGGATTCCAAGCATCCGCTATTTCGCATCGTTCACAATCAACCGAATCAGAATTTCGACGCCTTCCGGTTTTGGTCGAGCGTGTTTTCCGCGATCGATTTGCACGGCAACGCTTTCATGGAAAAGATTCGCAACTCACGCGGGGACGTGATCGCGCTCGAATACCTCTACCCGCATTTGATCAGCACGCGCGCCGGCTCCGATGGCGATTTGATCTATACCTATGCCGATCCCGTCACCAAGGCGCGGCGCGAGATCACGCAACGCAACGTGATCCATGTTCGGCAATTTTCGCAGGGCGCACCGCTCGGAATTTCCGCGATTACCTACGGATCGCGCTCGATCATGTCCGGCAACGCCATCGAGGATACGGCATTCTCGACGTTCTTTAACGGGCTGCGGCCGGGCGGCTACATCACGACCGGCGGCCGCACGCTAACGGACGATCAGCGCAAGGAAGCGCAAAAGAATCTGATCGAGGACATGCGCGGGCCGCTCAATTCCGGCAAATGGCAGATTCTTGAGGCGGGCTTTGAGGCGAAGCCGATGGACCTCAACCCCGATGATTACGAATTGCTCGCCTCGCGCCGGTGGACGGTCGAGGACGTTTGCCGATGGTTCGGCGTGCCGCCGGTGCTCATCGGGCATATGGCGGACGGTGCAACCGGTTGGGGCACCGGCATCGCGGAGACGATTCGGGCGTGGCGCATGACCTCGCTCCGATCATCGGCAATCACCGTTGAAAAACAATTAGAGGTCGATTTGTTGTCGGTGGCGGAGATCGCCGAAGGTGTCACGATTCGATTCAACCTTGATGCCATCTTGCGCGGCGATACCGCGGAGCGCGGCACGCATCTCGGTAACATGGTGGACAAAGGAATCATGACGCGCAACGAAGCGCGCGCGCTCGAAAATTTGCCGCCGGTTGATGGCGGGGACGTGCTCACCGTGCAACAGCAAATGATTCCGCTAAGCATGGTTGGGCAAACGCAACAACGCCAATTGACCGCGCCAGTCCCGGCGAATCAGGAGGGCTCAAAATGAATCTCTCGTTGCTGGTACGGTTCGCGGAGGAGCTTTGGGCGATCGATCGCGCCAAGCTCAACGCCATTATCGAGGTTTTGGTGTTCCGCGCGGAGGGCGGCCGGCTTTCTGAAATCGAGATCGAGTCGCGCGTGCAATCGGCCAAGCGCGATCGCGAAATTTCCGACGCAACCGGAAACGTTGCGCTCCTCCCGGTCCATGGCGTGATCATGCCGCGCAATGTCAACCTCCGTGCATCGGAGCAAGGCGTTGGGCTCGATTCGTTGGCGAAGCAATTCCGCTCGCACGTCGCCGATACCAACGTTAAGGCGATCGTGATGGAATTCGATTCACCGGGCGGCCAAACCGGCGGCCTCGATGAATTCGCGCAAGAGATTTTTGAATCGCGCGATGCCAAGCCGATCATTGCGCAAGTGAACTCGCTCGCGGCGTCGGCCGCGTACTATCTCGCCTCGCAAGCGCACGAGGTTGTGGCGTCGCCGTCATCGCGCGCCGGCTCGATCGGCGTCTATGCGGTGCATGATGACATTTCGGAGATGTTGCGGGCCAAGGGCATCAATCGCACGATCATCGCCAGCGGTCCCAACAAGGCGGCGGTCAATTTCGGTCCGCTCTCCGATGAGGCGCGCGACAAGATCGCCCGCGATGTTTCATTTGCGAATGATCAATTCGTGAAAGCCGTCGCGCGCGGCCGCGGCGTGTCACAAAAGGCGGTCAACGAAAACATGGGCGGCGGTGACGTGTTCAATCCGCCCGATCTCTTGAAGCGCAACATGGCCGATCGGATCGCGCCGATCAAAGATACACTCGCGCGATTCGGGGTTGAGATATCGCCGGCGAAAAAGGCCGCAGCCGGGGCGGCGCGCTCCGCCCTTGCGCTTGGATATGTTCCCGCGGTATCAGATTTCGAGGCGTTGCTTCGTGAACACGGGGCACCGAAGAGTCTAGCGGCACGCCTTGCCAGTGGCGGGGCCGCGGATCGGAGCCGGAGCGAGTCCGGCGATGATCCTCCGTCCCGGAGCGAGTCCGGCGGGGAAACCGGCATTCAAGAATCACTAGACGCGCTCCGCGCCATGCGATCGGCTTTCAAAAAGTCGTTTGATGACTAGGCTCGCGTCGCAACCCAAAAAGGACTCGCTATGGACAAGGTTTTAGAAGCTCTGCAAACCGAATTCGCGGCTGCGGTGAAGGATTTCGCCGACGCTAACGCCAAGCTCAAGACGCAAGCCGCGGACGCGCTCAAGCAACGCGAGGAGGCGGGCGCGCTTAACGCGGAGACGAAAAAGGCGGTTGATGAGTCGCTTTTCGCGCTCACCACGCTCGCCGCGCAAGTCAACGATCTCGAACAAAAGTTGCACAAGCGGCAACAGGCGACCTCAACCGCCTTGACGCCGGGCGATGCGTTCATCAATTCGGAAATGTTCAAGGCGATCGGTGGCGCGGACAAGATCAACCGCGGCATGGCCTACCGCCTGACGATTCCGCACGCATCGCTGCAAATGGACTCGCCTCTCGGCTCTCCGCTCCGCGCCGTGATCTCTAGCGTTCCGGCCGCCGGCGGATACTTTGTCGAGCCGTTGATTCTGCCGCCGGTCGAGCTTCCGCGCCGGCGTATGACGATCCGCAACCTCCTCGCGCCGGGCCGCACGATCTCGAACGCCTTCAAATACGTTCAGGAAAGCGGATTCACCAACAACGCGGCGGTAGTGTCGGAGACAACGCAAAAGCCCGAGTCGAATATCGTTTTCGAGCTTGTCACCGGCAACGTTGCAACAATCGCGCATTGGGTTCACGCCTCGCGCCAGATTCTCGATGACGCTCCGGCGCTCCGCTCGATGATCGATACCCGACTCCGCTACGGTTTGCAGTTGGTCGAGGAGGATCAATTCCTCAACGGCGACGGCACCGGCGACAACATTCTCGGCATCATCCCGCAAGCGACGGCGTTCAATACCGGGCTTGTTGGCGTCGCGGACAAAACCCGGATCGATGAAATCCGCATTGCAATCTTGCAAGTGTTCCTTGCGGAGTATCCGGCGGACGGGATCGTGCTGCATCCGACCGATTGGGCATCGATCGAGATGACCAAGACGAACGAAGGCGCGTACATCATGGCCAATCCGGCAAGCAACCTCACCAAGACGCTTTGGGGCTTGCCGGTGGTTGACACGCAAGCAATGGATGCCGGTGATTTCCTTGTCGGTGCCTTTGCGCTTGGTGCGCAAGTGCTCGATCGCGAGGACGCGAACGTTGCCGTCTCGACCGAAGATCGTGACAATTTCATCAAAAACATGGTTACGATTTTGGCCGAAGAAAGAGTCGCGATGCCGGTCTACCGGCCGGAGGCGTTCGTAACTGGCGCGTTCACTGTGAGCGCGACCTGATCGGAACATGCTGCGATGGAACGCCGGCGCAAATGCCGGCGGACCGTCTCGCAAAGGAGCATCGATGGATATTCTTGTAGAGGCGCGGCGGAAATTCCGCGGTGCGCATGATCGGGTGATGCGCCGGGCCGGCGATCGGTTCGAGGTATCGGAGACGCGCGCCGGCGCGTTGGAGCGGCAAAACCTGATCATGCGCGTTGAGGGCAAGGAAGGGCGGGGAAACGCATTGCAGCCGGAGGCGGGCGTGCGGCCGCCGGCGGAGCGCACAAAGCCCGCAATGGAATCGCCTTCGTTGTCGGCTCCGGACCGTCCGCGCGCCAAGCCGATCTCGAAAGCCTCGCCAGCGTCAAGGGGCGATCCGGCGTAACAATCTACGCGGTGAACCTCTCCTATCGGCTCGCGCCGTTCGCGGACGTGCTCTATGCGTCCGATGTTGCGTTTTGGGATTCGGTTGGCGGCGCTCCGGAATTTGCCGGCGAGCGTTGGGGATGCGATCGCAACGCATGCGCGCGGCATCCGGTTAGCTTCATAAAATTCCGGCACCGGCACGACCATTTTATTTTTGACGGCAACGAAATCGGCGATTTCGGCAACAGCGGAACGCAATGCGCGAACCTCGCGATCGCGCGCGGCGCGGCTAAAGTCGTGTTGATCGGCTTCGATATGACGGCCGCGAACGGGATTCACTGGCACGGCCGGCACGCGAACAAGCTCAACAATCCACACGAAATCAACCTTGCGAAATGGCGGAATCGACTCAACGCGGAGGCTCCGGCATTGCAGAGGGCCGGGATTCAAGTCTATAGGGAAAGTGAGCGTTCAACGCTCATCGCCTATCCGGTGCTTTCGATCGGGGACGCTATAGCCCAATGGCTCTAGTCCGGATCACCAAGCCGTTGCCGCTCGCCGTCTCGATCGAGGACGTGCGCGATCATCTCCTCATGAACGGCGAGTCGGATGAGAGCCTCGACAAGAAGATTCAAACCGCGCTCAACGCGGCGATCGATTTCGTTGCCGACAAGGCATCGCTGGCGGTAGCGGTTGCGACCTACGAGCTTCGCTTGCCGTGTTGGCCTTATGGCCGCGTGATCGAGCTTCCGATTGCTCCGGTGCGCGAGATCGAGTCGGTCGAATACACCGACGCGCAAGGCGTTGAGCAAACCATCGCTCCAACCGGTTATACGGTCGAGATCACGCAACGATCGGCGCGGATCATTTTCCATAATGATCTGTCGTTGCCGTCGCTTGGCGATAATCTCCTTGATCGCGTGATCATCACGTTTTCGGCCGGCTTCGATGAACATCAAACCGAGTCGGATGATCGCGAAATTTGGCGAATGCCGTCATCGTTGCGGTCCGCGATCCTGATGAAAGCGGAATCCGATTTCGAAGCCGGATCGATGGACAGTAAGGCGAAAGCGGATATCGATGCGGCGGTTGAGTCGCTGATCTTCAAG